TGTCGGCCGCGCATTCGATCCGGGCAAGGGGCTTACCGACCTGGTCCTTCTCCCTGGAGAGGAGATTCCCCCAGCCCGCGCGGGACTCACGGTCTACCAGCCCGAAACGCTCGACTCCGCCCTGGTCGCCCTCCGGCTGACTTTCGCGAAGCACGCCGCGATTGCCACGCTCGGCGGGGCCACGGTGGCCGGCGAGCACCCGTGGCGGGAAGCGATCGAGCGGCGGCTTATCGAGTTCCTGGAAGACCTGGGCAACTGCCCGCAAGACAGCCTGGAGGGGGCCGTTAACGCGATCCGGAACGGGGCCAGCATCGCGGAGGGCTACAACTCCGCCGGCCTCGCCGGGGCGCTGGCTGGTAAGGCGGCCATTTGCATCGGCGCTGGCCCGTCTGCCACCCCGGAGGCTCTGGCCAAGATCCGGGAGATCCAGGGTACGCACTACATTTTTGCCTGCGACGCGATGGTCGAAGCGTGCGCCAAGGCCGGCATCATCCCCCATTTCGTCACCATGTTGGAGCGCGTCCCGGAGATGATTCCGCTGGTGGAGCACGCGGATCCCGCCTCCACCTTTATCGCCATGCCCGTGGTTGACCCGCGGTGTGCCGCGAAGTTCACCCGGACGGTCTGGTATTGGGGCGGGGACGATCTCTACACCTGGCTGCACCCCGGAATCGCGCAATCCGCCTGCGGTCGCTCCTCTGGCACCCTCTCCGTCGGCGCCGCCCTCGCAGCTGGTTGCAATCCGGTTTATTTGGTGGGTCACGACCTGGCCTATGGACCCGACCGCGCGGGCCACTCGACCGCCGCCCACTTCGATGCCGCCGACGGCCAGCGGAAAAAGGACGAGGCCGCGACGGACGGCTATTATGAGGGCGAGCAATGGACGGTTGCCGGCTACAGCGGGCAGCCCGTGCTCACAAATGGCGCGTGGAGTCTGATGCGCGGCGATATCGAGTTGATGGTCGCAGACTGCCCCGACCGCCGGGTGATAAGCGCCCAGGACGGCATGGGGGCCGCCATTTCCGGTGTCATTTCCGGTCCGCTTCCGGAGCCCGGAGGGGAGAAGGTGAGCGCACGCCCCACCATAATGCCAGTTCCCGTGCTAGATCCGCGGGGCCGCCTGCCCTCGATTCGGGACGATATTTCCCGCATTATGGCGGTGGCCAACCGGGCCCAAACGCTCCTCTACCGCCCGGAAACCAAGCTAAACGAGATCGCCGCGGCGCTGGCCATCGGCGCTATCGTGAGCGCCGAGAACCGGCCTCTTTTCCGGTACGTCACCCGCACGATTGCCACTTCGCTGTCCCTGCGCCTGCACCTGCGCGCGGAGGGGGCCCACAACGCCGCCGAGCTCCAGCGCGAATGCCTGGCCCTCCAAGCCAGCACCTACATCGGCCTATGCCACCGGATGATTCTGGAGCTATTCAAATGATGCAGCAACGGCAGCACCCGTGCGCCCCTCTCATCAAGAGCCAGGGCCTTCGCCGCGCCTGTCTCTACCACGACCTGGCCAGCGCCTGGCACCGCCTCCAGCTGACGGACAACCGGGCCGAGCTCGATGCGCTGACGGATGAGCAAATCGTTATGCTCCTGGTCATGTCCAACCAGACCCCCGACACCCCCGCCTGGGCCTATGCCGAATCCCGGCTTGGCCCGCTTCCTCGGAAGGAATAACGCACGTGGATGACGTCCAGAATCGCATGGCCACCCCCGGCAAGAAGCGCGGGAGGCCAACCAAGGCCGCTATCGAGGCCCGCCCCCCGGCCAAACTCTTTGAGCCGGCCGCCGTGACCGTCTCGGGGATGGTCTGCCCCTGCTGCGGCCGGGCCATGGTCCCCAAGGTGCTTCGGGTGACGGATAGCGGGAAGTATTGCCGGTGTACGTCCTGCGGCGGCCAGTTTCGGGTCTACCTGGATGGGACGCACCGGAAGGTGCAGCCGCTCCAATAATGCGCGTCGCGCACTAGTAACGCATAACGCATCTGGTAGACTCGCCGTCTGTGGCAGAGTCTGTTTCCGCGCTGACTACTCAGCTAGCCGCGATTGATACTGCGATTGCCGCGGCCGAGACGGCGCAGGCCGCTGGTTCCGACGGGACCAGCATTAGCCGGGCCAGCCTCGATGTGCTCTACAAGCGCCGCGACGTGGTCCAGCGCCGGCTAGAGACGGCCCAGGCAGCCGCCGCCGCTCGCTCGCGCATGTTCGCGCGCGGGCGGATCAAGGATATGGGCGGCCTGTGAGCAAGCGAGCGACCAACAAGCGCCCCGGCATGTTCCGCCGTGCTCTCGGCGCGGCGATTGCCAACTTCGCCGGCTGGCTCGGCGCCTACAACAGCACGGACCCGCGCCGCAAGATCCTTGAGCATCTCAAGGTCCAGAAAGCGACCAGCAACCAGACGCTCGGTTACAACCTGCCGACGCTGGTCAATCAGTGTCGGCACCTGGAGCGCAATTGCCCGTCCGCGCGCTCGATCGTCGAGGGCCTGGTTGCCGATATCGTCGGCACCGGCATTGACGTCGCCCCCGATACCGGCTCGATCCCGCGAGATGACAAGATCCGGGCGGCCTGGCTGGAGTGGGCGGAGTGCGCGGGTGTGGGCGGCGAGTCGCTGTGGGAGCTCCAAGCCCAGGCCCTGCGCGAGATCACCGTTGCGGGCTCGTTCCTGTGGCGCCTGGTGATCTTGCCGGAGCGCGTGGCGGAGGGGCACATCCCGCTCGCCATCCTCCCGCTTGAGGTGGAGTGGCTGTCCGCGATCGAGGTTGCCCCGTGCTCGCCGGGCTCGGTTTTCGTCAACGGCGTGGAGATGGATAAGGTGGGGCGCCCGATCGCCTACCACCTGGCCGACCCCAACAACGTCTCCAACGTGGGCCACGTGGCGCAGGGCGAACGCGTCCTGGCCAAAAACATCGTCCACGGCTTTGAGCGCCGCCGCCCGTTCCAGTCCCAGGGCGAGCCGATCCTGGCACCGCTGATCGAGCGGTTGCAGCAGGAAGAGGACTTGGTCCGCATCGAGCTCCAGTCCGCTCGGATTGCCGCCAACTTCGCCATCGCGATCCAGAGTGAGTACCACGAGGATTCAATCGAGGACACCGCGGTCGAGCCGCAGTCCGTGGTTGATATCTCCCCTGGCACCGTCACCCGGCTTTTCCCGGGCGAAGAGGCCCAGGTTATCCAGTCGAGCCGGCCCAACCAGCTTATCGAGGCGTTCCGCAAGATGCTGCGCGGCGATATCGCGGCCGCGGCCAGGTGCGCGCGCAAGTGGCTCGACCGCGATTATAGCTCGGCAACCTTCATGAACACCCGCATGGAGCAGCTGGACTCCAAGCGGATGCACAAGCCGACTCAGAATTGGCTTGGCCGCCACATCGCTACGCGGCCCTACCTGGAAGCCCTGCCCTGGATCCTTCTCAAGATGGGCCAGCCGATGCCGAGCGAAGCGACGATGCGCAAGAAGGTTTCGGCGCATAAGATCATGCCGGATCTCCCGGAGTACGTTGACCCGCTCAAGGATGGGGAGGCCGCGATTCAGAATATCGGCGGCAACCTCTCCACTCTGGAAGAGGAGTGCTCGTCCCGTGGCAAGGATTGGCAAAAGATCATTGAGCAGCGCAAGAAGGAAAAGGAAGCCCTCAAGGCGGCCGGCCTGGATGACGCGGATGTGCTCAATGGGACCAAGCCGGCGGAGGGGAAGCCTAGCGAGAAGGCTCCCGCCGAGAAAAAGCCGATGAAGAAGCAGGAAGAGAGTAAGGCCGATGACTGAGATTCTCTATCGCGCCGCCGAGATCCGGGCTGCGGACCTTGCCGATAACGGCGAAATTCGCCTGATTTGTGCCACTGATGCCCCGGTCAATATGGGTGCGTATCGCGAGGTGCTGGCCCATCAGCCCAACTGTGTTGATATTGAATCCTGCCGCTCTCTCCTACTGAATCACGACCGCGATATGATCATTGGAGGCGTTCGAACGATCGAAATGACCTCCGGCAAGACCTACGCCACCGTTTTCATCTCGGAGAGCGCCAAGACCGCGGCCGGTACCAGCGTGCGTGAGCTTGTGAAGGCCGGTGCCCTGCGCGGCGTGTCGATCGGCTACAGCTACGACCGCGAGGGGGCCCGTTACGACGAGGCTTCCAACACCGTGACCGCGGACCGCTGGACGCTCCGCGAGATCACCCTGACCCCGACTCCGGCCGACACGCGCGCCCATGTGGTGCGCAGCCTGCCGGAACATTTTGCACCCAAGGACCTTAACACTTCCGTTAGGTCCGAACCTGCCGCTCCTGCGGCACAAAAGAAGGACAGCCACATGGCTGACGAGAACAAGCCGCAGGGCACCCCTGAGGCGAATAAGCACGACGAGGCGGCCCGCGCCGCTGAGGTCGCTCAGCTGCGCGAACGCGCGGTTGAGATCAAGAAGATCACCGAGGTTGCGGAGTCGCATGGCCTGCGCGCGTCGCAGTTCCTGGACAAGCCGTACGCCCAGGCGCTTGAGGCCATGCTTGCCGCCAAGGCCGAGGCGGAGCGTACCGAGGTCAAGAACCCGGCCGTTAAGGTCGAGGTTGTGGCCGACAAGATGGACAAGGTCCGCGATTACGCGGTTGATTCGATCATCAAGGGCGGCTCGGTCCTCGACGCGGGTCGGCGCCACGCCGCCGCGGCCGGCCTGGCTGCGCACGAGATGAATAAGCAGGATATCGCGGCCTACATCCTGGGCCGTGCGGTTCCGGGCATGTCGATGCGTACTGCCAACGTCACCTCCAGCATGTTCAACAGCGTTGTGCTGGCGAACATCATGGACAAGCAGGTGATGAACGGCTTTAACAACTACGCTTCGGCCGTCACGTATCCGATTTGGACCCGCCGCCGCACGGTTGCGGACTTCAAGTCGTTCTCGGCCGGCGCGCTCGACTCGGGCAACCTGGTTGAGACGGCGGAGAACATTGCTTTCCCCGAGCTGACCAAGGCTGAGGGTCACTACAGCGGCACGCTGGGCCTGTGGGGCGCCACGATCTCGCTGACGTACCAGGCGCTCGTCAATGACGACCTGGGCGAGTTCATGGCGATGCTCGGCCGTGCGGGCGCCATCGCGCAGCGCACGATCGACGAGAAGGTGTACGGCGTCGTCAATGACGCGACGTGGACCAACAACACGACCTCGGTTACGGGTCTCGGCACCGCCGGCGACCTGGACCTGGTTCGTACCGCGTTCGAAGAGAAGGTCGGCCCCGCCGGTGAGATCCTGGGCAACTCGCCCAAGTTCTTGCTGGTTCCCAGCTGCCTGCGCACGGCCGCCCTCCAGGCGACCACGTCGGTGCAGGGCAATACCGAGCTCAAGACCAACACGGATCTCCAGCCGGTTATCACCCCGCATCTGACCAAGGCCGGGACCCCGGCTGAGTCGAAGTTCTACCTCGCTGGCGACCCCAGCCTGGTGGACACCGTCGTCGTGGCCTTCCTCTCGGGCGCCGAGTCGCCCCAGGTGATGGAGTACGACGCGGGCGCGGTTGCGGCTCGCAAGTGGAAGATCATGCAGGCTTTCGTCGCGGTGCTCGCCACCACGACCGTTGGCGGCACGATCTACATTCCGGGCATGCAGCAGGGCGCGTGACCAATAGCCTAACGGATCCGGTAGGCGTGTGGCCTGCCGGGTCCGAAGGGCAAAACCACCTCTCAAAGACCAAGAAGAAAGAAATAACCTCAAATGGCTACTAGCCACGATTGGGACGGGACGCTCCGTCTTGTTGCTCCGGCCGGCGGGATCACCGCTGGCGATATCTCCAACGACTCGACCGATAAGGTTGTGTCCCTGGCGCTCACCACGGCGACCAGCGGCAACGCCTACACCGGCAAGGTGCAGGGCCTCGTCAAGGGCGTCTCGCGCGTCACGGGCACGGCCTGGACCGCGGGTCAGCGCCTGGCCATCACGACCGGCTCCAAGTTCACGCACGTGACCTCGGGCGCCATCGTGGTTGCGCACGCGGCCGCCGCCGCGGCTTCGGCCGACACGACCGGCGACGTGATCCTGTGCCTCCCGAACCCGGTTGATGGGACCTGAGCGGATTAGTTGAAAATAGGTAAGCCCCGGGGCTGCCTCTGGCCCCGGGGTTGTGTTGCGCCCCATCTTACGCGG